TAAGTGATTGCATCATTATATTAGATGAAGCTCAAAACGTAAATAACTCAATACTAAGAACTGTCTTATCCCGAATAGGAAAAAACTGTAAATTAATAATACTTGGTGATACCAAACAAAAAGATAGTTCAAACGGACACACATCTGGCTTAAATTTAATGGTAAAACATTTTGGTGATATTAAAGGAATAGACTTTATTGAAATGGGCCCAGAAGACCAATCAAGAGCTAAAATAATAAGTATTATTGAAGACAAGTACGACGACCTTGAAAACCAAGGAATAAACATAAGTTAATTATCATTTTTTTTAATATATAGTTTACTTTATTAGTATCTAACTTATAATTGTTATTATGAGAATAGGTATTACACTCGATGAAGTATTAAGAGATACGTTAACACAATTTTTATATACGTATGAAAAATACTACAACATTGAAACAGATTTAAAAATTGATGACATAACATCTAAAAATTTTAGTGACTTTGTAGACTTTAAGTCTTTAGATGATATGAATAAGTTTCTATACGAAGAAGCTTCATTAGAGATTTTTGGGCACGCAGACCAAAAACTCAATAATTTAATGAGTAAATTCAACACCTTTTTAATTGATATTAAAGACGAAGAAGAACACTCAATAGAAATAATCTCAAGAGAAATACACAGCAGTATTCCATCAACCCTATTCTTTTTATCTAAGTTGTCATGTAGAGCTGAAAACATAAGGTTCGTGCAAGACCATGAAAAATACTGGGAGGGTATTGATATTCTAGTTACCGCAGACCCAAAAGCCCTAGACACCAAACCAGACGATAAATTATCAGTTAAAATAAAAGCACCATATAACAGTGGTTCTTCAGCTGATTTTGAATTGGATTCAATATTACCATTTATTCGTTATGAAAGTTTAAGAGATAAAATTTTAAATACAAAAATAACAAATTACGAAAATATAGGAGAATAATATGATTGAAATTGGAGGAGTAGAATACTACATAAACCTTGACAACCTTGACAAGGTAATAATAAGTAAAACGAATAAGGGTAAAACTATTATAGAAACTGAAACAAAAACCATTGTTGATAGCGATGGAAAAATAGTAAGTACTGAAATAATTAAAAGAGAAACTGAACGCCCTAGAGAAATAAACATGGCTAAATATGAAACGGTAAGAACACTTATCGAAATCATACTAACAACACTAGATGAAATTGATGATGAGTTAGGTATTGATAGAGCATTAGGTGATTTACCACTACCATTTAAACTAAGTTTCAATACGCTAATTGGTCACGGAATAATAAGTGAAAGAAAATAATAAATATTAAATTAAATTAAAGATGGAAGAAAAAGAAAAAGTACAAAAAGAACTTGTTGAAGAAATTTTAACAAAGTTAGATAATAAAGATTTTGGGTTATATTTTTTTACCCTAGACACTAAAGGTAATCCTGCCGCTGGTATCGCTAATATATATGAACATGTTAAACTATTAACTGAATTAGGTTATACAGCATATATTTTACATGAAAAAAATGACTACAAATTAAGAGGTGACGCAGAAGGTATGGGAGTGTCAGATTGGCTAGGTGAAGAATACGCAAACTTACCCCATATTTCAATTGAAAGCCAAGGGATTCAAATTAAAGCTGAAGACTTCTTAATTGTTCCAGAGATTTTTTCTAACGTTATGGACCAAGCTAAAAAATTCCCATGTAAAAAAATAGTTTTATCACAAAATTATGATTATTTACTTGAATTATTACCTCTTGGTAGGAGGTGGTCTGATTACGGGTTTAACGACGTTATAACGACAAGTCAAAAACAAGCAGACTACGTAACTTCACTATTCCCTTCAACTAGAAGTAAAATAATTCCAGTTAGTATCCCAGAATACTTTAAACCATCAGATAAACCAAAAATTCCAGTAGTTACTATATCAGCAAGAGAACAAGGTACTGCAGCTAAAATAGCTAAGATGTTTTATTTACAATACCCACTTTATAAATGGATTACATTTAAAGAATTAAAAGGTTTAAGTAGGAAAGATTTCGCTGAAGACTTAGGTAAATCTTGCTTAGGGGTATGGTTAGACGATTCGTCTGGGTTCGGTACATTTCCATTAGAAGCTATGGAATCCAACACACCAGTAATTGGTAAAATGCCTAATATGATTCCAGAATGGATGGAAGACGTCAGCGAAGAAGGACAAGCTGCAATAAAAAATAATGGAATATGGACAAACACACATTTAAATATACCTGAATTAATTGCAACATATTTAAAAGTTTGGCTTGAAGACTCAGTACCACAAGACCTACTTGACGGTATTAAAGAAAGTAAAGGTAAGTACACTTCTAACAATCAAAAAACTATTCTAGAAGAAGTATACACTTCACTAATTCAAGATAGAAAAGATGAATTAAATAACACTATTAAAGTATTAGAAAATCAAAAATAATTTATATGGACAAGAATAAAAAAATAAAAACAGATATAAGTGTAGTTTTACCTATTCATGAATTAAATAATGAAAAAGAGGTTGCACTGTTTAAGACAGCAATTGAAAGTGTTGTAAATCAAGAATCAAAACCAGAAGAACTATTAATTGTAGTCCCAATAGGTTCAAAAGTAGAAGAAACTATGAAAACTTTTGACTTTGGTGGAGCAAAAGACATCGTAAAGGTTGTTGTTAATCCAGACGGAGCTGGATTTCAAGCTCAAATTAATTACGGAGTAAGTCAAGTAAAAAGTAAATGGTTTAGTTTTTTAGAATTTGATGATGAGTATTCAAATAAGTGGTTCAAGAATGTTGTTGAGTACAGAGAAGCTCACACAGATGTTGAAATATTCATGCCTATCATCGTTGACACAGATTCTAACAGTGGTACCTTTATGGGGTTAACCAACGAAGCTGTTTGGGCCAATTCATTTTCAGATGAATTAGGTATACTTGACGAAAACGGATTGTTAACATTTCAAAACTTCAACATAGACGGTATCGTGATGCAAAAAGAAGCGTTTGAAAACTGGGGTGGGTTTAAGAAAAATATAAAACTAACGTTTATTTATGAATTCTTACTAAGAATGGTAACTAATGGAGTTAAAACTATGGTAATCCCTAGATTTGGTTATAAACACCAAAACAAAAGAGAAGGTTCTTTATTTGAACAATACTCAAACGAAATGGACCCATTAGAAGCTAAATGGTGGCTAGAACAAGCTAAAAAAGAATACTTTCATAAAAGAGAACGAGATATAAGCTACGACAAAAGTATAATTTAAAATGGCTAAAAAAAGAGGACGTAAAAGAAAAAACGATTTATACTTTGGTCCCGAACAAGAAGCAGCTGTTTTAGTATTTTTAGATACAGAGGACGAAAAAGAAAGGAATGCAGTCTATAATGAGTGGCTTAAAGAACCACTTAATAAAATGATTGAATCAATAATTAGGAAATACAAATTGTATAGAAAGATAGAGTCATTTGAACATTTACATTCAGATACTCTTTCGTTCCTAATAACAAAAGCTCATAAATTTGAGAATTCTAAAGGTAAGAAGGCTTATTCTTATTACGGAACAATATGTAAAAATTATATTCTAGGGTTATTAATTGCTGATGAAAAAAAAATAAAGCAAGTAGAATCATATGAAAATGTAAGTGTTGTGGTTGAACATAAACCAGACCAGCAGTACGAACTTGATGATAATGAATTTACCATGAGTAAATTCATAAGCAGGTTAGTTGATAACATCAATGATGAAATAAACGGAAACTGCAAAGGTAGTAAAAAGAAGTTAAACGAAAATGAACTCAAGGTCGGTTATGCTTTAATTGACATACTTAAAGACTGGGAAGTGACCCTAGACCTAATGAGCGGAGGTACCAAGTTTAATAAAAACTCAATACTTGAAAGTATGAGAAGATACACTGGTTTAACAACTAAAGATATTAGATTAGGAATGAAGAGATATAAGATTTTATACGACCTAGTTAAAATAGATGGAATGGAAAACGGTATAAAATAAAAGATATTATTAGATATTTATTTATAAACACTTTATCATGCCAAGAAAAAAAAAGCAACAAATAAAACTTAACGATTCATCAGCTATAGAGGGGTTACTTCAAGAAATATATAATGATGCTTGTGGAAATATAGTAGCAGCTCAAAACAATATAAACGAAATGAGTAACGCTGCAGAACCTGAAGACGTAGATGACTTAACTAAAATAGCTAAAGAAAAAACTAGTGCGTTAAAAGTTAAAGACTCAGCTATGCGAATGAAACTAGAAGTAGCTAAATTGCAAACTGACGTTTTAAAACACGGAGGTGATACTGAAAAAGCGGTAAATGAAAAAGCTGGTGGTAAAGTATCAATAAATGACTTTAAAGCCGTCAGAAGAATGATGGAGGAAAATTCCAAAAATGATAATACTGACAAAAACGAAGGTTAATCATGAGTGTTGTAGACAAAAAAAGAGAACTAATGTCAAAGATAGCTGCAGTGAAAGCTCTAGCAAATTCAAAAAAAGATAAAATTAGTAGTTCTTATTCGTCAGTAAATAATAAATTAAGTACCACTAAATTCTTAGTAGACTTAACGTCAGCTTTAGTTGGTGCAAAAAAGCTAAAAGATTTTGTAATTGATATGATATCGTATCACCTACCAGAAATAGAGGAGGCTGTTAAAGAAGGGCTAAAACTAGAACTAAAGGAAATATGTTCATGTCATGTAAACCCTTTAATGCCTGGATGGTTAAGACAAGGTAACGCTGGAATTCAAATAAAAGTTACTGACGTAGATTTTTTTGATATGATGAAGGTAAATCCGACTAGCTTTGCAGGTAGTTTAATTTACACTGATGTTGCAACAGGTATTGGCAGTACAGATTTTAATACTTACCTGTATTACACGATACAAGCGGCAGGTACACCAAACTCAGTCACACAATGGGGTAGTTCAGTTACTGGTAAAGATATATTAGAAGCTGAATTTATACCTAACGGTACAACAAATAACGTAATTAAATACACAACTAGTACAGACTATTCTAATAAAAATTTATCAGATTTTAATAATGACTTTATTGATAGTTTATCGTTATTCGGTAACCCTGGCTCAAAGAGTTCTAGTAAGATAATAGCCTCAATAATGGAAGATTTATTTGGGTCAATATCCTCTATAACTAACAAGAGTAAAAAACAAATCACAGCTGAATTAGGGTTCCTGAAAGTCATAGACAACGTATTAGAAACAGAAACCCCAAAAATAGATGATAGTGCATTTAAA